GCAAACTTCAAGTTGAAGATCGTCAAGAAGGATGGTTATTGGAACTATGATAAGTCAGAGTTCGATAAAGTATCTCCTCTACTTGAAGATGATGATGCACTAGAAGCATTATGGAAGAAGCAGTATTCACTTGCTGCTGTCACTGCTGCTGATCAGTTTAAGTCTTATGATGACCTTCAGAAACGTCTGAAGTATGTTCTAGGACAGAGACCTCCTGCACGTCGTGTAGATGAGGACGTGGTTGATGAGGACAACTCTCGTGGTTCTTATACACCAGACTTCAATTCTCGTAAGGCACAGGAGACTGTGACTGCTGCTGTCGCATCTGCTAGTTCAGATGAGGACGATGCACTGTCATACTTTCAGAAGCTAGCAGAGGAGTGATTCTCTCAGGGGAAATTCGACTTTTTATTCCAAAAAAGGCGGAAAAAAATCTCTGGTATTTTTTGCCCCTATTAGTTTTTTGATTATTGATATAGTCTGATATTTTCAGCTTTTTTAAGGTTTCCATTGAGGTACTCAGTGGAACCTTTTTTATATGGCATGAGATCTTCTATGTCATCTATAATGACTGTGAGGTATTCTTGTTTTAATATGAATATCTCTCTTTTCTTATTTTCTATTTTTTCTTCGTATTGATAGTTTGTAACTGGTCTGGTAATATCAGATGCAGTTACCATTCCACTTACATAGTAGTCATAGTAGGTTTGGTTAAAATCAGAACTTACCTCTAAACCTGCTGGAACGATAGTTACGTCATTACTATCTTTTACTTCAACCGTCTCATGATGGTGAACCCCATTATAGAGGTTATCGTAGTTATCGTACTTATCTAATAAAAATCTATCAAAGTCATTTTGTGGCATTGGCCATTCTGTTGGAATATGAGTTATATTGTTTGCAAGGAGAATAACCCAGTCTAAGTCAGAATTTTCATATACCTTATGTGCTACATTATCAGGTCTATCGTTACCTTCAACAGAATACTTGGTAAAGAAGGTTAGACTTTGGAAAATATCTTCTCTTAGAGTTGCTCTTCTAAAGAAATTTTTGACACGAATATAATCAGATATTTTAGCATCAGGTAATCTGCTAACATAGTCAAAATCAGGAATAAGATCGAAATAATTTGACATTTTAGAAACCTATTTCAGATGGGAAAGTTGTATTGCCATAATCATCATTATATATTGGATTCATCTCTTGGAAATTCATGTTTATTTGATAAGCAGTCATTACACCATCATCATATGTTGAGTAAGCACCATTTGGAGTGTAATTGACATTAAATGAACCCATAGCACATTCTTTAAATTTATTTAAGTAAGGATGATCATTTACTCCAAATCCACTAGATTCAGATCCATTACGTTTATAAGCAAGTCGGAAGGTATGTGGAGATTTTAGAAATAAACGAGATTTACTTCTAATTGGAGACATTCCTTGTTTAAAGAATCTGATGATTTTAATAACAGTTTTTGCTTCTTCTCTACTTCTTGGAGCAAGTGTAAAAGCAAAACTAAAGTTTCTTATGTTTGGTGCAGTAAATAATAATTCCATATTAGGGTTCATTATCGCACCAGTTGTTCTTGTCAATAAATTCTGTGCTCCTGATGCTTGTCCTGCTATGTAAGTTCCTAATGCTGACTTTGTATCATCAGATTTTAAAGCACTTTTGACTAAATCAGATGCTGTTTGTGCTCCTTCTTTAACACTTTTTCCTATTGTATCTAAAGCAATATTTGCTATTGCTAATTGGAACGGATTAATTGTTTTTCTATCAGGATCTCTGTCTGATATACCTAAACTTGCACTACCTTGACCCTCTCCTAGTGACATTGAACCTTTCAATTTAGTTGGTTTAAATGCCATCATATCAATTTTTAAGAAATCTTGTCCATCATTTCCTGTTCTTAATGTAGTTGGAAATACATGAATACCAAAACCATCTTCTCTTGTTCCTGGTTCAGATTTTCCTAATTTGATAGAATCAATAGTAGTGGGATTACTTAGAGCATTTTTATTATCTGTGCCTCCCTCATCTGCTTTATTATTCTTTGTTAAATTCTTTGATTTGTTTCCTGCTGCTTCTGGACTTAGAGTAGAATCTTCTGCCAATAATCCTTTCTTTATTGTCTCTGAAGCTGCATTTTTTACTAGTTTTATATTATCATTAATAAATGCTTTATGTTTTAAATCTTGGTCAAACCAGTTGGGGTTAAATTCTAATTTACCTGATTCTGAAAAAATAGTTCCTGCTCTTTTATCATCAATCAATTCTTCTTCATATAAATCAATATCTCCCTCTTTCTTATTAACAAGCGTAAACCAATTAGTACCATTACCTTTAAAAGTATTGGATGTATCATCACTCCCATAGTATCCTTCTTTTGTTGCCATTTAATATACAGATCTTTTACTTATTTAGTATGAATTTTCCATAAGGAAAGTTGAGAAGGTCATCTAGTTCATTATATTGCACAATATACAGTTGTCCTGCTAGTTCTTCCCATGTATAATTACGAGATTGTCTCCAATGATAGTTAAGTCCCTTAAATCCCCATGCCTGTAAATCAGTACAAGCAATTAGTGGATGTTGGTCATAGGTAATATCAGGAGTTTTTGCATTGTATACAAAGGTATAGAATTGTCCCACTTCAGGTATAGGAGTTACAGTATCATTAAGTGCTTGCATAATAATCATCATCATTTCTTCAGGATTATTAACTGCTGCTGCTAAATCTTCTTTTATCGGTTCTATGCGATTTACATACCTTTCTTCATCTTCATCATTACCATTAAATCCGAATGAATCTGTCATTATCTTATACCTAGTTCTTTTTCAGTTATAATCTTAAATTCAATTTTTCGGTCTTTACACCATTCATCTGCTGCTTTCCATTTTGCTTGATTTACAGCATATGTCTGACATTCGTAGAGATAGGATTTAGTCACTCTTTTTCTTTGTTTTGGTGCTTTTGTTTGTTTAAGAGGTTTTACCTCAATTACGTAGGTTTTCAATTTTCCCGTATTTTCTTTGACTTTGATTATAAAATCTGGGAAGTACCTACGAACCCTACCATCAGGAGCATAGTATGGTATCCAAAATTCTTCACTTCCCCATTCTGTAATATTCTCATTCAGGTCACACCAATTGCAAAACTTCCTTTCCCAAGAACTACGACAAATGATATTACTCACATCACCTTTATATTTCCTTGGTTTGGTTGGTTTAAATAGACTTTTAATACTTTCTCCCATTATCTCATATACATAATATATAAGGTCAAATAGTATTTATAAATGCCATCCGTAAGAACAGTATCTAACATTAAAGCCAATCTATTAAGGCCAGCGACTACTTCTCATTTTGAAGTATCGATACCCATACCTCCTGAAGGTCCATTTGGAAAATGGTTGGGTATTGGTAAGCAAGATAAGATTAATCTGATGTGTTCAGAAGCAATATTGCCTGGATCTAGTTTGGCAACATTTGAAACTAATAATGACAGAACTGGTGTAACAGAAAGATTTGTGCATCGTAGAATATTTGATGAAAGAATTGATTTGACATTTTATGTGGACGCAGGATTATACCAACCAATTAAATTTTTTGAAGAATGGATAGATTTTATTACTAACGGAAGAAATCTTGCAGGTGCATCAAAAGAGTCTGCATTACTTACTCCTGATTATGATTATAGAATGAAATATCCAGATAGTTATATTGCATCAGGATTAACGATTACTAAGTTTGAAAAGGATCATAAAAATCCTTTAACATATGAGTTTGTAAGATCATATCCACTTTCAATATCATCAATGCCTGTTTCTTATGAAGGATCTTCATTGTTAAAGTGCTCAGTTTCAATGACTTATGTTAGATATGTAATTAAAAATCTTCATAGGGTATATGTGTTACCTCCATCTTTACCTGAACAAGCACAGTTTAATGGTGGATTTTTAAATAATCTTGCAGGTAATTTAGTTGATGCTGCAGTAGATAGAATAACAGGTAATGATAGGTTGGGAGATTTTGCTGGAGCAGCCGTGAGAACATTTTTATAAAAAGTCTTATATATAAATATATGACTTGTTATAAGACATTATGCCTTTACCAAAAATTGCTACCCCGACTTATGAGTTGGAGTTACCCTCGACAGGACAATCGATCAAATATAGACCATTTCTAGTTAAAGAAGAAAAGGTTCTTGTAATTGCTCTTGAGAGTGAAGATAATAAACAGATCACGAATGCTATTAAAGCAGTTCTTAAGAGTTGTATTCTTACTAAAGGTGTGAAGGTTGAATCTCTTCCTACTTTTGATATTGAATATCTATTTTTAAATATTCGTGGTAAGTCTGTTGGAGAAGAACTTGAAGTTAATGTGATTTGTCCTGATGATGAAAAAACTACTGTTCCTGTGATAATTAATTTGGATGAGATTGAAATTCAAAAGAATGAAAAT